TATGACAGAATACTATCAGATGATGAAAGAGCGAATTGAAGAATATAAAATAACTCCACCAGGAGTATGGTATGATGGAGAACAGATTTGGGATGGTGTATACCGCACCAACAGCAAGTAGAATATTATACTTTCTTATTTTCTTTGTTTGGTTGTGCCTTGGACTCTTGCTTTGGTGGCGTTATGGATATATGATCTATTTCGATAGTGCTGTTATTATGTTTAGCTGCTAGTTCCTCAGCAGCCCTAACTTGTTTATCAGCAGCTTCAAGTTCTCTCTTTTGAGCTTTGGCTGCTGTTTCTACGTCATGGAGGTGACGTTCAGATTCAATTTCTTTACCACGTAACTGAAGCACTATATTGATTTTCTGATTAAGGCGAATCAAGTCGTTATCTAACATACGGATACGATCAATAAGGGCAATAAGAACAGTGTTTGCATCAGACAAAACTGGTTTTACTTCTTGAGTTGCCCAAACCCAAACATAATAAATGAGATATCCCATACCACCAGCAGCAACGATAGGGAAGCCATATTTGTTAATCAGTTCAGCAATATCGCCCATATTATTTTTCCTTTAAAAATCTTAATATCAATACTTTATTTGTAGTTATCAAGTATACCCAGTCGTTCATTAAAACTGTGTAGTATGACACTCCATTTCTAATTCTCTCTATAACTTCGACTTTAATCTCGTCTCGCGTCATTTTTACCATCTGCTCTAGCAATACGGTCTGTATCAGGCTTTACGCCGAGAGCATTTGAAACGAGAGTATCAATACGAATAACGTCGTGGTTCATAGTTTTAACTCTATTATCCAAAGCTGTAATGATACCAGAAAGTCCTTTAACGGAACTCATAACACCTGCCAAAATGAATTTCATCGTTAGAAAAACAAAATAGCCACCAGCGCAAGCTGCGGCTATCGGAAATCCAACCTCGGCTACAAGTTTAAACCATTGATCCATAAACGCCTCCCATTTTTATCCTATTTATAAATACAGGGTTCGTTATAGTTATTTGGTTTTGATATGTCTTTGATGACTGATTTATACGCTTGAATAACGTAACGGAGTCAAAGATGAGAAAAATCTTTTTAGCTGTTTTAGCATTAATTTCTTTTGCTGGTGTTTCTGTAGCCCAAAATTTACCTGCTGGTTCTTTGGGTGCGGTAACAAGCAACACACCAAATACTTGGCAATCATTTTCATATACTTTTACACCAAGTACTTCTGGTGCTAACTTTTTAGGTTTCGCTTTTCGTCAAGATCCAGCCTTTTGGACTTTCGACAACGTAAGACTTACTGCTGCTGGTTCGAGTACGAACCTTTTAACTAATGGTGCATTTGACACTGGTGGTCAATTTAGTGTGACAACTAACAATGGTCCATCTTCTATGCAAGCACCAACCAATTGGGGAGTTTGGTATCAAAATGGAACATATCCTGCTGCAGCTGGCACTTGGACTGATATTGGGGGCACTCATGGTGGCGTATGGTATGACGGTGCTGTTGGCTCGTTCGATGGCATCTATCAAGGCGTCACTCTTCAAGCTGGTACAACGTATACAGTAACATTTGATGTTTCTGGCAATCAGACTGCAAACACAAGCTCTATTCAATTGGGAGTTTATGGTGGTGCTTGCGCCAGCGTTAGCATAGCTGCAAGTCAATGTACAATTCCTGCTAGTGTTGGGTTTACCACACTTGCGACTCCAGAACAAGGTTCTGCTGCTGGCAATCCTACACCCCCACCAGTAACTCTTGTGAGCACAACAAACCTTACACCAACAGTAAGTTCTTCAACAGCTTATGGTACAGCAACAACTGTCAACCGTGTTGTCGACGCTGGTTCTAATAGAGGTGGTTGGATTAGAATTGACAGATCAATAACTCCTTTAACCACTCGCCCCTTCACAACGACAACAGTTACGACCCCAAGAACCTTGGCTACTTACAGTGATAATTCTACAGTAACAACCAATGGAACACCAGTAACCACTACTACGTTGGGTTCGACACTCACCGTGGGCCAAACTACAGTTCAAAGTGAATCTGCGTCATCAGAGGCACTAAAAAATGCCCTATCATACAGAAACTTTAATCCGTTCGTTGTAGATGCATTATCTACAAAGGATGGTCCATGGGCTGAACCAAAAGTTGGTATCGTACATTCGAGTGGTAATATGAAGGTTGGTGGTATCGGTTTCGGTTATCAAAAAACTAACGATAACAATACTTTCGGTATAGCTGGTTATTTTGAAGATGTACAATCTTCAAAATATCTAAACTCTGCTTTGACTTCTGATAGTTACTCAACCTCTGTTTATTGGTTATCTAAGCAAAATTACGGTTGGTTCAAAACTTCTATAGGTTATGGTCGTTCAAACTACGAATCTTCTACAAACCTACCAACTCTAGCTTTGGGTAACTCTAACAAACTCGCTCAGAATAATTTCTATGCAGACTTAACGATCTATTCAGCAAAAGAATATGCTGGCATAAGACCGCTAGTTGGTGTGACTATAAATAGAAGTAACTTGACATCAATACAAGAATTTGGTAGTATGATGTTGTCAACTATTCCAGAAGAAAAATCTAAAACAGAAATAAGACCATATGCTGGTTTAAGATATCAAGTAAACCGAGGTTTTTCTGTAGAAGGTAGAGTCACTCACTCTCAGGACTATAGAACAGTCGGTCAATTGAGAGCTAGATACGATAAACAGATAACAGAAAGAACTTCAGCTTTCGTTTCTGTTGGTGGAGATATCGGCGGTAATGGTTATAGAGGAGTTGTTGGACAGGTAGGTCTAACAGTAAAATTTTAATATGAGGTAAATATGCAAATTGTTGAGTTGTTTCCTACACCTATGATGATTGTTAATGTGGAATCAGAATTAAATATGGAAGAAATTACCAAGTTAAAATTGTTGTCATTAGATAGAAAAAATCTAATACCCAACGGAAATAACGGTAATTTCTTCCATAGTAATGTAGATATATTAAAAAATTATTTAATTAATTCTTCTTTAGAAAAAACTATACAAAAATACCTAGATATTTTTCTTAAAGATATATGGTTAGAAAAAGAAGCAGAAATAGGCGTAACTGGTTCTTGGTTGAATATAAATCCCCCCAAAACTATTCATCATGAACATTTTCATATGAATAGTGTACTGAGTGGTGTTTTATACATAGAGGCAGATAGTAATTGTGGAGATTTTGTTGTACATAAAACAAAAGCGAATGCTCGTCAAATAGGAAGTTTTTCTTTTGGTAAAAACAAATTTGTTGAAAAATTTCAAACATTTCCTCCAAAAAAATACGACCTTCATATTTTTCCGAGCACTTTAGAACATTCTGTAACACCAAATAAAAGTAACAAAACAAGAATGTCTTTTTCTTTTAATACTTTTTATAAAGGCGAAATACTGATGAATCCTAAATCAGCTAACAGTTCTCTCACGAAACTAGTAATTGGCGATCTTGGGTAAATACTTCTAAAACTCTATCAACGTATTGGGCACGCTCTTTGATGAAAATCTGGGGCGTGTCATCGTCTACAGCTATCAAAATGGCAATTTGTGGAACAGCGATCTTATAGATCCATTCAAACATCATAGAATAAACAGTAGACTGAATGAAATAGTTTTCAATCCACTCTTCTTTTTTGGGACGTCTGGAAGTTTTAAAATCGATTACAGACAATTTGCCGTTATATTCTGCAATCAAATCTGTTCTACCTGCACATTGTAAAGCTTTAGAATATAGAGGTAGTTCGATACCCATGATATTATCTACATGAGCATCAAGCAATGGTTTAAGGTGTTGCATAAAGGTATCAACATTTGCTGGCATTTCTGAACCTTTGTAATTCTCTTCGTTGAGAAGATAACGTTCAGCAATAGCATGTACAGAAGTACCTCTGCGAGCAGCTTGACTGGAAATCTTTTGAGCTTCTGCTTCGCCCACTTTCTTTTTCCATTCGATCAAAGCTGTCTTATCAGACTTTTCCCCGATGATGGTAGTGACCGATTTTAGTTTAGTCACTCCATCAGGGAGAACGTAATAGCGAGAGCCATTAATGTTTTCAGTGCGCAACTCCACAAATGGTACGAAGTTGTGCTTAAATGTTTTATGCGACAATTTTCAACCTATCTTTTTGAATGATATAATCTTTTACCATCGAGCTTCTCACAATATCTTGCTCATTGAAGTCGATGAATGTGAAAGATTTCATACGCTCAATGATACGCATAAAATCTTTCAAACCGTTCTTTTCGTGATCCCTAGTGAAATCAGACTGCCTGAAATCTCCAGAGAAAATAATTCTACAATTTTTACCGACACGAGTGATTACAGAATCTAACTCGTGCAGAGTCATGTTGGCGATTTCATCAACGACAATAATGCAATCATTGAGAGTAATGCCACGTATGAAAGAAGTACTAATGAATTCGACGACACCTTTGTTTTTGAGATAATCGTACGCATCGCCTCTTCCGAAAAGTTCTGTACAGATTGCGGTATAAGGTGCTTCATATACTTTAGCTTTCTCTTTAGAGTTACCAGGAAGAAATCCCATTTCTCTAGTTGGTACAACACTTCTTACAATAATAACTTTTTTGTATTGACTGTTATTGACCAAGGTTTGTTTGAGTGCTAGGTAAAGCGATATGAAACTTTTACCAGTTCCTGCCATACCATGAAGCATCAAATTTTTACCTTGGTCATAAGCTTCGAAGGACAACCTTTGATTTTGTGTTAAAGGTTCTATATGCTTAAGATTAAAATTTAATTTTTCCCTATTGTCATTGGTTGCTTCACCAGTTTGTCGAAGAATTCTTTTTTCTTTTCTTGTTAATCTTCTTGATGAATTATCCATTTTGTCCTTCTTTAAAATGTGTTAATAGTGCTCCTTGTAAGACCCCCTGAATGTTTCTTTTTCATATCTTTCAACAGATCTCTGAACCCCGAGTCTGGCTTTGCCATTCCACTACTCGAGGATATCATTGGTGCACCATTCACTAGTTGCGTTACTTTTGGGTTTTCATTTAAATATGTTTCTAAAGAAGAAATGGACATAAATTCTTCGTATTCTTCGTTAGTCTCATTATTTAAAAATCTATATGTGGGCATTAGCGTCTTTCATCTTCAGGCCAACTATCTTCGTCAGCCATTTCATCATAGATATTATTGTATGCGTACTCAGTAATATCTTCTTCTTGCTCGAGCAGAGCTGAAACATCTTTGGTTCTCAAAGCTCTATCAACTCTTTTCTCATTTCGCCTTTCTAGGTAATTTGACCTAGTGGCATAGTTTTCACTCTCATCATCATAATAATCGTTTTTACGAAACTTTTTGAGATTCTTGCTCATTTGGGATTAATCCTGGTAGACCTTCTGTTACGTGTTGGATGGTGATGCCCTTGAGAGGCTTCTTTTCTTTAATAGCGCAGAGTAATTCTGCATCTTTAGGATCAACAGCTTCGAGTAGCTCGATCCACATAGCTTCCCTTTTGGCGGAAGGAATATCGTCTCTGAAACCCTTGATGAAATAAGGTATCTTTCGGCTTTCATGGATCAAAATGTGCTGCTGATCGACCAAAGCACTAGGCTTGTATGGTGGATTACCAGGAGGCAAAGCCCAAACTACATTGGGGTCATAACAAGCCTGAAGGATCATTCTTAAAACTGTGCTATCGTTAGCCTTGATAGCATCAATCTTTTCTTGAGTTTTCTTGAGTTTAGATACCTTTTCAAGAAACTCAGCTACGCTGATTTGCATTTTAAAACTCCGCTATATGTTCTGTTAGGTTTTTAAGTTTGTTGGCAATGAAATAGCCCATGAGTTTGGATCTATCCCTGTTGTTTTGTTCGTCATAAGAAATCATCACCTTTTTGCCAATTTCTTTTGGCACCATTCTCAAATCAATAAGCTGTTTATTACGCATATAATTACGAGCCATTGGATGGTCGTGTTTACCCTCGAGATCGAGCTCGATAAGAGCATCGATTTTCTTTTGTGTTAGTGGCTTTTGACGCTCGCCAACAACAAAACAATTGTCAGGAGAAAGTATGTTAGGAACGCCATCGCCGCTATCTCCTTTAAGGACGTGTTCTAATAGGTAACGTTCTGGATCAGGATGACTGACCCACTTTTTACGAGTAGGATCATACTGTGTAACATTACCATAAGAATGAAGTTGGATAAAATCCTTATCGCCAGAAAGAATCAAAATCTTTTCGAAAGGATGAATCCTAACAAGCGTGCTGATGATGTCATCCGCTTCGGCTGATTCAATATCAATAACTCTGTAAGGGAAAAATTCTTTTAGTTCTGCTCGAATTCGATTCAAGCATTCGAACAATTGGCGCCAATCGAGCTCTGAATTCTCAGTAGCCTTGCGACGGTTAGCCTTGTAGTAAGGGAACAGCTGCCTACGCCAGTAATTTGTATTATCGCAAGCGATAACCATTTCGCCGTAATCAGCACCAAACTTAGTTCTATAAGAGCGTAGAGAGTTAAGAATCATATGGCGCACCATATTTTCTTCCAACTGGGCATTTGTATGGTTGCCGAGTTGCATCATAAGATTAGATAACATAACTTGACTGAAGTCAACAATAATCACATTTCACCTTTAGGCAGTTTCACTCTTTTTGAGTTCAAGATTCAACTTATCAACAATCCTCAGTGCACCGACTTCTCTTTCATCTGGCGAGAAGACACTTTCTGATATTTGTTGAAAGGGATGATATATTCCATAGTATTTACACATTATAGCTCTTAAAGACTCGATAACGAAAGCTCCATCTTTCAGATCAGTTTCTTCTTCGTCTGAAATAGGAAACCCAGCAACTTCTAAATGATTGAAGATAATGGGAGCTAGATTTGCTATCGTCTCTTGAATATGGTAATGGTGCATCATTTCCATATTTTGTTTGATTTCTTCGTACGTTCTGTCTTTACTGTTGTGGGTATTCTGTTTCTGTTTTGGAAACTGTATTATGTTACTCATTTATATTATTTTACCCCGTTTTGGATAAAAAGTCAACTACGAAATTATTTAGGTATTACGTAGTCTTATAAACGAACATTTGCTGCTTTGCAAATGCTCTTGACTCGATATCCGGAAACTTATCTAACAGCTCGTCAAGCAAATACTTCCACTGATTACCGACACGTTCAAGACTATAACGCTGATCAGCGTATGCCTTCACAAACTTCAAATAATTTTGAGTTTCTTCGTTCTGAACGATACCAACAGCATGATCCAAATACTGATAAAAAGTAGCAGCATGAGAATTAATATTGTCTTGATACTGATACATTGATGTGAGACCAGCAGAAGTTTCTGACAAAGCTCCATAATTAGGATGTACACAAACCAATCCAGCCGACATAGCTTCCATCAATACTCGACAAGAAGTTTCCTGCCAAATACTCGGGTAAGCCAAAATATGACTTTGAGAGATAGCAGCTCTCAACTCTTCATGCGGAACTGCGCCATGGTATGTCATCTGAGGGTGATTACGGATCGACTCGTAAAGGGGCTCGAATTGCTCGTCTGCCTGTGGCCAACCGTAAATAGAGAAACTAGAGTAGACATCCAAATGAATGTTATCGTATTTCTTAGCCAGTTCTGTAAAAACAGGAACAAGGATTTCCAAACCACGCTGAGGAGTGGAGAAATAAATCATACGGATCTTATCAAAGCTCTTTTGAACCTTGGGAAAAATATCAATAGGATTTTCGATAACGGTAGTTTTAATATCTCGAGGAAACTTCAGTTCCTTAACATACTCATTGAGCTGCCAGTTCGAAACAAAAACAAACTTATGAAAACGCTGTCTGCTAGACTCGTTTTTCAAATGAGAAATCTCTGGATCCTGGGGTAGATCATGTTGCCAATAAACTCTGATCTTCTCAGGATTAAGATCTCGAACTCGAGAAGCGATAATCTGAAACTCGTTAGAGAGCTCTTCAGGAATATACTTTGCTATGCTTCGTTTTGAAAGCTCAGTACCACCATTAGAATTCTTCGAAATTTCATTTTCTTCAAAACCAATCATAACAAATCCTTTGTTTAAGCCTGTCGAGTCAAATAGTTTGGACGAACGTACTTAGCGCCAAAGAATTTCTTAACGAGCTCGATCACAACCTGATCATCATATTCCTTACAAGAGAACACGTCGAGATACATAGCGTTACCACCCATACCATCATCAGGTACGAAGTGAGCGCAAATATTGGATGTTTCGATAAGCTGAACGAGAGTGTAGCCAGCCTTATTACCAGAGCCAAAATTCACGATCTGTGGCTCGCCGTATGCGACCATGTCAATATCCTTGACAAGGGTCTTGACGAAATTGTAGATAGTTTCATAAGAAGTGATTGCGTTGTGATCAAGTTCTGCGCAATCAAGAACAAGATGATAACCCCAGTATGCCATTTTTATTTCTCCTTAATATGCATCAATGACTTGTACGTAACTAATAGAATCAACGCGAAAAGAACGCCAACCACCCTTAACTACATCCCAAGCTGCGATAACATCTGGGTTTTCTTTATGGTGCTTTTTTTCTTCTGAAATTTCTGTAGCGTATGTTGCTGGTAAAAGCGAAGGCTTCAATGTACAACGCATAACACGTTGATCGCCACTGACCTTTGTAAAAGTAACTTCAATAACATTATCACGAAGATCCTTAAGGATCGCATCACGTTCGTACATATTATACTCCTTCGTTCAATAGCTTCTTAGTGTTTTGTGTTTCTTCATTCAACATTTTGTTGAGCTCGGTGTATCCACCAATATTAAACCCATCAACTACGATAACTGGAAAGCTACGAGCGGATGGGTACATTTCCAATAGGTTTTCTCGAGTAAAGTCTTCATTAAGCTTCAGCTCTGTATAACCCATTCCTCTATTCGCAAGAAGCATTTTAGCATTCGTGCAAAACGAGCAATTTTCTTTAGTATAGATTACAACGTTCATTAGATTCTATCGCTCCAATATTCGATAACGTCTGCCTTGTTGGTATAATCGTAACCAGCATTGAACATATCCAAAGCGACGATCATTTCGAGCTCGCTAAGATTAGATTCAGCCAATTGTTCAAGAAGTTTATTCATAATATATCTCCTATATTCGCCCACAATATTATTATACCGTGGATTTTAATATATGTAAAGCTTTATTTAGTGATTGTTAAAATAAACGGCGAGAGTTTCCCCTCGCCGAAATTATTAGAGTGTTCGATAGCCTATAACTCTTTCTCTTCTATAGACACCAACACCAACTCTACCTAAATGGTTTCCTGAAATTATGATAGGGTTACCATCTTCATATCCAGCAACCACACCAACGTGATTACCACCTCTACGAGTTGTAACTGCTACGCAATTAACACATCCGTGGGGAGCTGCTTTTCCTCTTTTAAGATAAGAAGCAGCTGATCTATCACTTCCACCAACTAACATATTCATAAAATCTGCACACCAAAGAGTACGGGGAAGTCCCAATTGACTAGCTGTAGATCCCATATACTGTTGTGCTTTACCCACCAAATCATTATCGTCATTTGATCTCGTTGACGATTGTATGGGCTTACTTTCATTTTGTTTACTGGCTAGACCTTTCAGAGATCTTGCTCTTTCTGCTGCCCAAAAACCAGAAACAGTTTCTTCATCATATGTCGTAACAGGCTGCACTTGCGGCTTTTCTATTACTTTTTCAATACGCTTAGTATATTTTTTCTTTTTAATTACTTTTTTTGTGTGTTGTGTATTATTGATTTGAATATTATTATTATTTTCGTGGGGTTTGGATAAAGCTGGATTCGTTAACAAGAACGAAGCTATAAACATAGCCACAATCAGAATAATCTTTTTCATATTTTACCCTTTATATTAGGGCTGTCGTAATAGTTCTATATTTAACTTAGCAACTCCTCTTTTCTTAAAGTCTAAAGCTTTCGCGACCCCTCTCGAAACGTCATAATGTCTGTGTTTTTTGTGAGGTCCGCGATCATTTACGACAACCTTGATGCTGTTACCATTCGCAGGATTTGTTAATTGTAATTCTGTACCGAACGGTAACGTCCTATGGGCCACTGTAAATTTATCTGGGTAGAACTTTTGTCCACTCGCAGTAAAGCGACCCGTCTGATACCAAGTAGCATATCCCTGGTAAATAGTATTTAGTTCTGTAGGAACTTTTCCCACCTGTAATTCTACTTTAGGAATAGGATAAGGGATAAATTTGGATAGAAATTCTGTAGTCGCACAACCTGTTAAGGAAGTGCAACAAAATATTAGAATGATTAGTTTCTTCATAGTAAATGGTGCGCGAGGAGGGACTCGAACCCCCGATCAGACCGTTATGAGCGGTCGGCTTTAGCCACTAAGCTACTCGCGCTAACTCCTTTATCAAGCGATAATAGTCGCATTTTTAATTTTCAACAATTCGGTTCCAGCATGCATAGATTTATAGTTGACACGTGAAGGAACTTCAACTGTTTGAATAACTTTATATTCAGAAAGATCAACGGTATTTTGAGTGGCAAATCTAATCTTAGGCATCCAAGCCATAGCAGTTGGATTTTTACCAAAATGACGTATCAAAACCCATTCCTCTTGAGGAACATCCAGTAAATCGAAGGACTTGACGGGCATTAGCTTATTTGCTGCGATAACAGCAGGAGCAGCTATAAGCCCGCCAAGGAATAATCTTCGAGATGGCATAATGATACTACTCATGCAAGGATCTCCTTGAGTCTATCAGCAGCATATGAGGCTGCAAAGGCTTCTGGCTTCACTTTGGGCGCAAACCCACACATACCACGAATATAGCCAGTTGCCTGTTGGATAACGCAAGAAGATCCATGCATTTCATCAGGATTAATGTCAAGATGAACTTCACAATGACGATCACCGATATCTTCGAACAAATCGAGATACATTTGAGATGCACGATACACTTCGTTCATTAGACGAAATGAAGGACGGTCATGCTTTTTATCGTAATCGCGTTCGGTGGTTACTTGACCGAAAACCTTACATCCACGAGAGCCATCAAGATGAACCACGATAGCAACTGTGTAATC